GAACCGGTTCCTGAAGAAGATCCTGAATTTGATTTAAGCGGCATGGGCGGCGAAGAAGACTTAAATGAAGTATTTGAAATTGATCCTCGTGTTCTTAGACAAGAATTAGGAAGAATTAGAAGAATGGTTGCTGAAGGTAAAGTTGATCATCACTTTGGTGGTAAAGGTGGCTCGTCTGCTGGTGTCGACGGATCTTTCGGTGGTAAAGGAAAACAAAACGCTGGCGTTAACGGCGCTTTTGGTGGTGGAAAAGAAGGACAAGATGCTTTTGTTAACCCACCCCAAATAAACAAACTTAACGAGGCAATTCGCCAGCTGAGACGTAAAAATCGATCTCAGACAGAGAAACTGAATAAATACAGAGGAGCAGTTAATACTCTTCGTGAACAGTTGGAAGATCTCAATTTATTCAATGCAAAGCTTTTGTACGTTAACAAATTGTTGCAAAACAAAAGCATGAACGAGAGTCAGAAGAAGTCTGTTATTAAGGCTTTGGATGAAGCACAATCTTTGACTGAAGCAAAAACTTTGTATAAGTCACTAACTGAAACGTTTAGTCGTGGAAGCAAAAGTACTATCACAGAATCTCGTGTTCTTGGTAGTTCATCACGCGCAACCACCTCTTCACAGTCAATTGCGACGTCTTCTAACAACGAGTTAGGCAGATGGCAACGATTGGCCGGTTTATAAAATAAATAAGATAAGAACTCAAAAAACTATTCATAAGGAGAATTAACATGAGTAAATCATTTACATTAAATCAGTTGACTGAAGGAATTCGTGATCGTCACGTAGGCCAAGAGTCTTCTAGAATTCAAGAAAAATGGACCAGAACAGGTCTTTTACGTGGTCTCCAAAGCCACAACCGCGAAACTATGTCACGTTTGCTTGAAAACCAAGCTGCACAAGTTCTTCGCGAATCAAACACAATGGGATCCAGCGGTGCTGCTGGAAACATCGATGGTTTTTCTAACATCGCATTTCCAATTGTTCGTCGTGTATTTGGTGGATTAGTTGCCAATGAATTGGTATCTATTCAGCCTATGTCTCTACCATCAGGACTTTTGTTCTACTTAGATTACACATACGGTTCTGACGTTGGTCACCCACAATCTGCAGGTGGAAACGCTGCAGAAATTACTGATGCAACTGATGCTTCGGTATACGATCGTGGACAATCACTTTACGGCAACCCTTCTGGTTCTGCAGTTAGATCTGGTGCTGATGCATCAGGTGGTATGTACGATTTAGCAGGATCAACATACTCAAAAGTATACAAAACAGTTGCTCTTGATGACACAAACGACTTGGCAGACGGCGCGACTTCTGTTGGTGCACACGTAAGCGGTGTATGGACAGCAAATGCAAATATCGCAGTTACAGAAGCAAAAGACTTGAAAATCATTGGTTACGATCCACAATTAGTTAAAGAAATCACTGAAAACAGTACAGCATTCACATTTTTGGTTATTGATACATCACATGCTTGTAGCGATATTGATGTTACTAATGTTAAAGGTGCTGGTTTAATTAGAGATGATGGTGAAAATACTACAACAAACGGTAAAGTTGTTTTCCCAACAAATGATAGTGACGGCGTTCAATATCAAAGTGGAACTAAATTGTTCAATCTTAAGCGTCTTAATCAGATGGGAACTTTTGATGCAACAGCTCATACATGGACACCGGGAACAGCTTCAACAGATGTTGATCTTCTTATGGTTCTTGCTGGTACAAACAGCGGTACATTGACGTCTGATATTGCAGATTATTCTTTATCATACCCAGTTGCTGATGTAGTTACTACTACCGGTGCTGGTGGAGCAGGTGGAGTTGTTACAATTCCAAGTTTTGAATCAAATCTTGGTGCTACTCCGACCCCAATCATTCCAGAAATCGACATCAAGATTGAGAGTATTGCTGTTACTGCAACAACTCGTAAATTAAGAGCACGTTGGTCTCCAGAACTCGCTCAAGATCTTAATGCTTATCACTCAATGGATGCTGAAGTTGAATTGACTCAGATTCTTTCTGAGCAGATTGCATTAGAAATCGATCGTGAAATCCTTAATGACCTCTTGGTTGAAGCTCGTGGTGCAAACTTCTTCTGGTCACGTTCTCCAGGTAAATTCATTAATAAGCGAAGCGGTTCTGAGCAAGCTCGTACTAGTACACTTACTCCAGGTCCAGCGTTTACTGGTACAGTTCGTGAGTGGTATGAGACTTTAGTTGAAACTATCATTGATGTTGCTAACGAAATTCACAGAAAGACTCTTCGCGGAAGTGCTAACTTCATCGTAGTTTCTCCTGAAGTAGCTACTATCTTCGAAGCTTCTGTATTGTACAAGCCTAACTTGAAGATTGACGGTCAAGGTCAAGTTAGCTTTGGTAATATTGGTGCTGAAGCAATTGGTTCATTGTCTAACAGATTTACTGTTTACAAAGATCCTTACTTCCCACGCAACAAGATCCTTGTTGGATACAAAGGTGGTTCTTACTTAGAGTCTGGATACGTCTATGCTCCGTACGTACCATTAATTGTTACACCAACAATCTTCGCACCAGAAGACTTTACACCAAGAAAAGGTGTAATGACTCGTTACGGAAAGAAAATGGTTCGCGCCGACTTCTACGGAACAGTTACATGTTTGGATATGGATATTATCTAATCTAAACAC